ACCAATGCAATGCTTCATTCGAATGTCCGCTTCAGGATGATGGCGATACGTTCCAATTAGACATTAGGCTGAATGGATCAGGGGCAATGAGCGCGTACCTAGCGAGACAGGTGCAGTATTCTCCAAAGAGCAATGCAAATTTGGGCAACGCTTTATCAACAATTATTCCAATGAATGGCACAACGGATTACATATCCTGTTTCTGCTACATCGAGGACGCAGCGACCGTTTCCTGCTATCAGTTCAACGCTCTTTACATCGGGAATTAAATAGAAACTAGCCATGAAAACACTGGAAGAGATAGAAGCCGTCATTGCCAAGCTTGACCAACAGATTCCTCTTTTAGTAGAACAGAGAGCAATGGCCCGAGGCTACCGTCAGGCAATCCTGGAGAAATCGGAAGAGGCAACAAAACCTGATCTGAAAGTTGCAGAGTCTAAGAAGGCGTGAACATCATTTTCTACCGCTGGTTAGCTCGTTTTATTCTCACAATTGGTGAAGTAATTCTGATTGGATATGTTATTTATTTGATATTCGGAGGTGGTGTAATCGAGGAAGGACTAATGAATTCACTCAGCGTTGTTTTGGGTGCCTTAATGCTTAATTTTGGCAAGTCGAGCAGCTACTGGTTTTCGACTGAGAGCAACGAAAAAGAGGTTGAAAAAGTTAAGAAATGATTGACTCGCTTATTGGCATTTTGGAAACACATGGCATTACAGGATTGATGCTAGGAATCATGTCATACATTGTACTTAATCAAATGAATACGATTAAGGTTATGACTAAACAACACAAGGACACGCTCGATATATTTGCTATTAAAATTGAAACGAAACTGGACGGAATAAGTGGAGATGTAGCAGATGTAGATAAGAGTGTAGCTAAAGAGGCTGGTATAAGGGAGGCTGAATCAAGACGTAGGAGATATTAGTGGCTGAGAAAGTAAACAATGAACCTGTCTTAGCTGTACCAGTCAGTAAAGTGGTCTGGGTATTGGTAATAGTAATCGTTTATTTATCTTATGTTGTACTAGGATTTAGTGATCATGTTGAACGGATAATAGTTGAGAGAGCAGAGAAATTATATCAAATAGTTGATCACGAAATGGATGACACCAATGACAACTATGAGGAAACTTTACAACTCATATTGCAATCCGAGTGTGAAGAGGCACTGGTAAAATATAAAGAAATTGCCTGTAAGATAGAGACAAAAGGGCTGCAACATGATATTGACTATCGCACTCATGGTGGAGCACATCCTAAAAGATAATGGACGAAGAACTGAACGGTCTAAGCTGGATTTACAGCAACCTTAATTTCGTTTTAATGTGTGTGTTTGTTATAGCTTATTCCCTTCTCGTATTTTTTAACTCAAGTAAAACACGATGGGCGAATTTCTGCAGGAATATTGTATACATGGCTAGCGGGATGCTCTTCGTTTATTACATATTTCAGGTTTCTTATTTAGAGGATTACCGGGAATTTGAATACATTATTGCATTTCTAATCGCGCTTAGTTTCCGTGACCTTTTACCAGTGATCATTGATTTCGTAGTTGACGTTTGCACGGCCAAGCTGAAGCAAATGGACGCAAAAATCAAGAAGGCTGAATGATATGGAGAAGAAACTAATCGCGGGTTTAAGTGGTTTATTTGCAGCGGTTGTTATCAGTTGCCTTGCCTGGTTGATGATGAGTGTCTCTGAACTTCAGGGAGACATGAAATTAGTCATGTATCAGCTGGATGATCTGCAGGACAAGGTAGAAATGGCGAGACTGGATTTTTAATCTCAGTGTGGCCTGAACTTCGTTATATACGAGAGGAGAATATGCATCCTATAGCAATTAATTTTATGATAAGCGCATTCTGGGAACTGGTTAAATCAAAGGACAACAACCTGACAGGCGATCAGGTGAAACAGGCAATGAAAAAGCAGATTGGAGATAATGTGGATGTCCAGGACATCATCAAAACGGCAGCTCTTGAGCTGGGCAAGAGGCTATGATCGCGAAAGTCGTTACTTTATTTAAAGATGAGACGATCATAAAGATTGTAATTGCCGTTCTAGAGTACCTTGTTCAGAGATCCTCCAATAAATTGGATGACGAGGTGGTTCGCCTGGTTAAGCAGCGGCTGCTTCCCGAGAAGCCTGACAAGGCGTGAGTTCTTTGTACAACCTGTTTTGCTTTATGGAGCGTTTATGGCGAGTAGATATCTGACACCTCATTTCACTCAGGATGAACTGAAGTGCAAGGGAACGGGCCTTTGCAACATGGATGAGGTTTTCATGGAATTGCTCGAACAGATCAGACTAGAGTATGGCAGGCCCATCTGGGTAAACAGCGGCTATCGTGATCCTAGCTACAATGATAAAATCTCATCGACTGGAAGAACGGGTCCACACACACACGGTAAGGCAGCGGATCTGCGATTGTATGGAGACGATGCAACGATTGTTGCCAAGATTGCGAAGGAGCTTGGGATGACGGGATTCGGCTGGCAGCAGAAGGGTGAGTATAAATCACGCTTTTTGCATGTAGACAACCTGACATCTGTAGAATCAAAACCAGGGAAAAGGCCGTGGGTGTGGACGTATTGATTTAAGTTTCCTCTTCTTTTTCTTCATTCTCTCTTCCTGAGAGTTCTCCTCCCAAAAAATATTGTTGACATCTGTTTAGAGGTGTGGTTTCATGTTTTCTACAGTTTAACTATTCGACAGTTTATCAGTCTATGGGAAGTCGGCTTAAAGAAAATCTTTTAGATTCTACTGAAGCAGCGAAGCTTCTTGGTATCTCTGTAGATCAAGTAAGGAGACGGGTTAAGGAAAAAATCCTTGAACCAGTTTACAAATCACGAAACACGCTTCTATTTTCCAGGGAGGAACTTGAGCGTGACCATCCTGCAGGCCAGAGCGGATAAGCTTGGTCTATTGCATGAGACTCTGGCGAAGAGCCTTGGTGTTCCAAGATCGTCTTTAAGTTCATGGATGCGAGGAGCCAGACCGATTCCAAGGGACTATGTTGACAACCTGGCTTTGCTCCTCGCGTTGCCAAGAAGAGATGTCTGGAACCACAACCGAAGTGTTGAAACTAGAGGGCCAACGATGAGGGATTACATGGAGCGAGACCGGATTAAATCTTACGCCCGTTCAGCCGGGGAGATTTCCAGGGAGGAGATTGAAGAGGCAATGCAGAGCTACCTCTCCGCTGGCGGGCACATTAAGAAGCTATGAAACACTACTCTAACAGCGCACTTTCTAAGCGCGTGGACTGCGGTCAGCAGTTCAAATACAAGTACATCGATCAGATGCATGAAAAGACGAAGGAGTCTTTCATTGCAGGAGGGATGGTGGATGCTGCGGTGAATGCGATCCACTCGAACTACATGAACGTCAACATGCCGAGGGTTGCTCCAGAGAACGTCATGTCGAAGTACGTTGCTGATGAGAAGTCCTTATTTGAGCAGGAGTTGAAACCGGAGGAGTGGGATTCGATTAAGGATCTATCTTTTAGAATCATCGATCAGGATCTCTTCGGTCAGTTCGAGGAGTTCATCAACTATGAGCCGGTGACGATCCAGCCCAAGATCAATATCAAGATCCACGGGCTTTCGTTGCCGATCATCGGCTACCCGGATCTGATTGCCAAGCGGGAGCTTCCTGCCTTCCAGAAGGAGGGTGAGGAGTGGCTCATCTTCGATGCAAAGACTGCGGGTCAGAAGCCATCGAAGCCTTCGCACGGCTACCGTCAGCAGCTTGCGACTTACGCCATGGGCCTGATGTGGCAGAAGGGGCTCAAGAACATTCCCCAGGCCGAGCTGATGATCTTGGTCAAAACAAAGAAGCCTTACTGGATTCGCATGCCTGTGAATCTGACAGCGGATGATCTCCACCTGGCAATAGAAGCCTACCGGGAGCATGAGCATGCGATTCAAGCGAGATGGTATCCCTTGAACCGTGGATCACGCTACTGCTCGGAGAAAAACTGCGGGTTCTGGGAGCAGTGCCATGCCGATCACGGATCAAATCTGGAATCTGTTATGAGTCAGGTGAGTTATGCAAGCTAATGACATGAAGGTAATCATCGAGAGCTTCCGGGATGCCCTTGAAATGCAGACTGAGGTCAACAGGAAAGTAATGGAGAGGATGGAGCTGTTCGGACGCACCGTCCTGATGGTCCTGGAGACCCAGAACCGGATCATCGATTCGGTCCCGCAGTGGATCAGGAAGGCTGAGAAGGGCAAGGGCCTTTCCCAGAAAGAGATTGATGAGATTAACAGGTACACAGAGCAGCTGCTCAACAAGAAGAATGGAACTCAATAAAAAAATAGAAGGGACAAGACTAACAGCAATTAGATTTTCTCATTCGGATCAATATTTTGCGTCTTATTATTGGTTCCGTTGTGAATGCGGGAACGAAAAAGTGATACGCAAATCTCCCGTAATTTGTGGAAAAGTAAAATCATGCGGGTGCTTCAAAACAGAGATAATTTTAAAGACCGGAATTCGTTATCCACAACAGAAAGGAAAGGAGCAGAATTATTTTAAAAAGGGTGATGTGCCTTGGAATAAAGGGAAGAAGGGTTCTCAGGAGGGTCGGAAAAAGGGTCACATATTGATCAAATACCCTAATGGGAACCGCGAATGGATCAAACCATAAATTGAGAGAGGATTTATGACATTAAAGGAAATTGTTCACAGTGGACCTGAAGCCGATACCGCGAGGATCGTGCTTTACGGTCTCGGAGGGATAGGAAAAAGCACCTGGGCTTCCAAGGCTGAAAAGCCGATCTTTCTCGACATCGAGGGAGGTCTGGGAGGAATCGATGCAGAGTCGATTCCGCTTAATGAGAGCGACTACATGGGGTTCATCGATACCCTGAAGCTTATCTACGAGGAGAAGCATGATTATAAAACGCTAGTGATCGATTCGATCGACTGGCTGGAGAGAATCATTCACCGTCATGTCTGCAAGACGAAGTCGGTTGACAATATTGCAGAGCTTGAGTGGGGGAAAGGCTACGTTGCAGCCTTGAACTTCATCGAGCAGATCATCTCGAAGCTCGACAAGATCAGGGATGCTAAGAAGATGGATGTAATCCTCATTGCCCATGCGGCAATACTCCAGGTGGAGAACCCTGGAGAGAAGTCCTACAACCGCTGGGGCATCCAGCTTCATTACAAGTCAGCCGCAAAGTTATTTCAGTGGTCAGATGCCTGTTTATTCGCGACCTGGGATGTCTATACAACCCAGGAAGCAGGCAAGTTCGGTGCTACGCGAAACCTAGCTCATGGAGGAGACAGGGTTTTGAGATCGGTAGATCAGCCCACTCACCTGGCAAAGAACCGCCTGGGACTCCCGGATCCATTGAAGATGGACTACGAGGAGTTTTCCAAACATTTAAATCAATTCAAGAAACGAGAGAGGGCCCATGCCTAGAGATGCATTCTTTGATCCCGATGAAACTTTTTCGAGCGAGTATGGAGACTTGCCCGAAGGCGAGTACCCCATTGTCTTAGACCTCTGGGACTACAAGAAAACGAAAGCCGGTAACGGTCACTACCTGGAGCTTCAGTTTCTCATCATCGAGCATTTGATGATGAACCGGAAGCACTGGGAGCGTCTGAACCTGGATAATCCCAACGAGACTGCAGTGAACATAGCACGGGAGCATTTAAATAAGCTCCTCAAGGCATTTGACTGGAAGGAGAAGATCCAGGATGACGAAGCCCTGTTCGAGGCAATGAGAAAGCTCCAGGGCAAGCGTCTGAACATGGTGATTCACCATCGGAAGGGTGAGCCTCAAGTGAAGGACTACAAACCCTATAGCGCACCATCAACTGGTGACGATATCCCATTCTAAGGAGAGAATATGCAGAGAGAGGAAATCAAACTTAAAGGGACGAGTCCGCTCATGGTTCATGCGGAATTGCTTTCCAATCCTTTGAGTCCGTTAAAGAAGGAGATTGCTGAATTTACCTCAAAACGAAAGAAAACGGATGATGACTGGGCTCAGATTTTCCGTATTGAATGGGAAGG